CTACCATTCCACTATAACGACCAGATAGACCACCAGATCCTTTACCATCAAAAATAGCAAATTGTTCAGCGTCGATAAGAGTACTATATTGATGTGCGGTATGATGATCTAAACAAATTTTATTGCCTTCATTAATAAAACTTTGCCCACCGTAAGGTTTTCTAATAATTTTGCCACCATTCAAAGCAATTCCTTTATCAGTGTAAACTAAAGTATCAATTTTAGTTATACCCCAATCGTGTAAAGTTTGTTTGTACCAACTATCATCAGCTTCATGGTGCTTTATGCACAAATGCCTTTCTGATTTTCTATATTTAAACTTACCATCAATCAGAGCACAAATACTAGTATCATGAATAGCATCACCGATACCTACATAAATCATTGCTGTTGATTTAGATATACCTGTGGTGGAATTCTACCACAATATTCATCAAGTTCCATAATCTGATCTACAGATTGATCTGGTCCTTGTTGTTGCCAAAATTCAGCAAGAGCATTTCTACTATCCTTATGAAAAATATCAATATGTTCTTCGTGAATTGCAGATCCAAGATCAAGCCTATAATTAAATAGTGGAGTAGAATATCCTTTACCACTATCCAAAATTAGATCTTCAGATACAGCTCTTGGTTTAATATTTTGATCAATCTTCCAACAGGTTCCCCTATTGTGAAGTTTAAAAATTTTTTCTGCATGATGCCTAGTAATTAGGTAACATGCAGCAGAAAAATCATTGATAAATCTATGATGCAATTTTAGAGTAATACCATTTGGATTAATAATGGTAAACTGACACGTATCAAAATTAATAGGAAGTCTTTTTCTAACTTCCTTCCAAGTAAAATTCCAATACTTAACAGTAGAAAGATCTACATCATCTTCCATGATCATAATTTCAGGAAGATCTGTTTCATATAAAAAATACTTGATCGCATTCAAATGAGAAAGCACACAAGCAATCTCACCTTGGTTCATATTATGTGGAATAGTTCCTTTCAAATATGAAGTTGGGTCATCTTCTTTGCCATCAATACCTGCGATACGATGATGATTTTCAATTTCCCAATAAGCAAATTGATCTTCCATGTATTTCCTACGTTCAGGAAATCGATCAAGATTGATCCATAAACATTTGGGAAATTCTTTCAGTTTATATGCAGACTTATTTTTATCCACCGATCTTTTTCCCGTGAACGATACCTCGATTTGCCATATATGGTTGATTTGTATAATAATTTAACAAGTTTTCTGGAGACATTCTTGATAAATGTTCAAACAAACTTCTGTTCTCTTCAATGTGGGGATTATTAAACCACGAATTAGAAGTTCTTTTATGCTCTAAATGATAAATGGCATCATCAATTCGTGCTACATGCGATAGTTGATTAAAACGATTATAACGTTCATCATCTTCATATCCATAAGATACAAAGTTTTCATTCTCCATACCTAAACGAATATACTCTTCTCTATCAAAAAACTGACAGAACCCAAACTTAGCATCCCAAGGTCTTGTATCAGTAAATGCTAAAAAATTAAAGTTAGAATTAATAAAATTACTCGCTTGGTCATCATCAAAGAAAACTTGACGTTGAAATTCACCATATCCATATGGATAGACTACCTTAATTGGTTCTGGTTTTGCATCAGGAAAATTTGGATCTGAATATCCATTCAGAATTAAATCTACCGCTTGCTTATAAACATGCTTAGGTAGAATAATATCACTATCATAGTTGACAACTATAGGCGTCTTTGCCATCATTGTCATATCATTGAGTAATCTTGTTCTATGAAAAATATATTCTTCAGTCTGTTCAAAGACATGAACAAGATTTTTTAATTGATCTTCAGTCAACGCTTGCTGTAGTTGTGGTAAAACAGACTGTTCAAACGTCGATGCACTATCAAATTCTTTTACAATAATATTAGTATCAAAACCACGAAGAAGATAAATCAACGTTGTAATGATATTACGCATTCTATCATCCGTTTCAATTCTCAACGGAATAATGAATGTGGCTTCTTTTAGCGATACGTATTCTTGTTCTACAAATTCTAGTTCTTCCATTAGATTACCTCCCAGTTTAAACAATATAAATCAGACGTGTCGTGTGCTGCAGTATAACCAGTACCAAACCATTTGCCAGGTGCAATGATACGCTTATCTTTATTCTCACATAGCCAAGATCCCCACCAAGAGAATGATGAATTAGCAATAATGAAATCTGTGCATAGTGTCATCATGCACAAGTCTGCTAAGTTATCGCCGCCCTCAGAGATGAGGAACCTGTCATCAGTAAATACAGTCCCACACCATTCAGGATCATCAGAAAAAACAATAACGTTACGAGAAGGATCAAATCTGGATAGTGCTTCATCGTAGTATTCCTTTGGGCATGGTGGATGATTGTCTGAGTTTACAAGATAATCTCCACGGCGAACATGTAATGCAACAGGAGCATCAACGCTATCAATTAGTTCCTTACAAGGTCCATAGATATCATTCTTGAATTGAAAGTCTTCACGTACTTCCTTTTCAATATGCTCAAAATACTTTGTAGTCTGAAGATATCCATACACATTATGCCCGTCGGGCATATTATTGAACAAGTTTTCATCAAACTTGAATGATGCTTCCTGAACATATGGTCCAGGAACAACAGCAATATTTGTAAGACCTGTTAGTTTGAATGCTTCAAACAATTGATGATCTGTCCACGGATCTTTGAAATCACTTGGGGGAATAGCAAAATCAAATCCACGATGTGCTGCAATACCACGAAGTCCAGCGTACTGGAACATCTGATTACCTAAACGACCATGACGACCTAGATGATTGAAACCTATCATTTATACTTTTCCTTCAAATACTCAATTTCAGATGGTAAAAGATGCTCTTGTAATCTTTGGGTTTGGTTTTTATGTTCTCGATTAGAGATGTGATAATCAGTTAGAACTGCTGGTTCACCGTGATATTTATAGAGACGATAATACATATCACAATCCATAAGCATGGTAAGTTTCTCATCAAAAAACTCGTTGAGATCCTTTCTTATAGCAAGAATAGAAGGAGAACTCAAAGTGTTTACTCCTTCCAAAAGACGATCATTGTATTGTGGTAACTTTGGATTGTAATGTGTTTGTCCATTATCAATAGTATGTGCAAACCCAGTTACTGCCCATAATACATCATTTTGAAATGCTTTGTCAAGCTCTTCTACTAATGTTTTAGTCAAAATAAAATCATCTTGGAACATGACTTTTAGAATTTCTCCATCAGCATGTCCCAAGGCACAATTAGTATTCGCAGATATGTTTCCTAGAAAATTATTGTTTTTCAAATAATTGATTTCAAATAAATCTGCATATTCTTGACAAGCTTCCAGAACATCATCATTGGTTTGACTTTGATCTGAAATCCATACATTGAAATCTTTACATGTCTGTTGACTTAATGCATGAAAGATCTCAAACAAATACTGCTTAGCCTTGCCGTGACTTTCATAGCAAGGAATACAAAAACTTACCCTCATAGATCTAGAAGAAGTTGATATGCTTCGCAGTTACCATGGCGCAATGCATCACGAACTTCTTTATCTACACTCTCATGAATAAACCATTCTTCCATGGTGCATCCATTATTCCTCAAATTTTCTCCGACAAGATCATATCCATGCTTAGAAAAAATTTCACGATGAGCATAGATATCTCCCCATCCACGATAGGCATCATGTTCATAGGTAACAGCATTGAACGATAACTTATCTAAAGGAAATTTCTTTAGTGCTTCTAATGTAATAGCAGGTGGTTCAAGATCAAAGGAAAGATAATCCATATGTCTTGGCAAACCAAGAGTATCTACTGCTTCAACGTAATCAAACTCTAATGCATCTGTACAAAAGAGTTGTGTATTAGGTCTTAGTCCAGGTGTCCACATATCACAGAGTTCTTTTTCTAATTCAATAGAAAATCCTTTCCACCCATGCTGCTCTTCAAGTAACCAAGTGTTATTACCAATGCAAGGTTGTGCTCCACCAATCTCAATGAAAGTTCCACCTTGCTTAGCATCATTAACAACAAGGGCAAAGATATCCTGCCAGACTTGAGAATAATTTTTCTTCAGATCTTTCATCCCCTCAGGTTTGACCCGAAGAAATGCATAATCTTTTTGAATATAATTGGTTTGATTAGATCCGTTGAGTGGCATGATTTTTCACGTCCTGAATAATTTGTCTGGTTAGTCTGGGAACAACATCGTTAACACCATGAAACTGTTTGGCAATCTCATAGTTTTCTTCAATAGCTGCTTGTCTACTATTATAATAGTCTTCATCAATATAGTCAAAGATATTTTCTAAATCCTTGATATCATTGAAAGTAATAATACCATCCATATTGAACCAGTCACCGATGTTTGGACATCCGTAATAGATGGGAATAGTTTTACTAGCAAAGCAGTCAATGATTTTCTCAGTGAAGTAATTCTTCTGCTGGGAATTTTCTGCTGCAATATGGAACATTGCAGTTTCAAAAAAATCATTCCGTCTTTCATGGAATGGTGGAGACTTATGCTGATAAATTTCTAATCCATTGACTTCATCTAAACTAGCAAGTGCATCATGAATTGCTAGTCTCAGTTCATGTCCTGGTGCTTGACTTTTGCTACTAGTAACAAAAGTGATGTGTGGTTTTTTATTGACTTTCAAATCCTTAAAGTCTAACCAAGAAGATCCCCAAGGGAATAGTTCTGCAGTCTTATACTTATCTAAGATTGCCTGTCCAAATGTATAGATCCTATCGAAAGAATGAGCATTTCTTAGAGCACCCTCATTGACAGTAGGTGCAATAGCATATGGTTCTGCTAGAAATAGAATTCTGTAGTCAGCATCTGGATCAAAAGATAAGTTATCAATTGAAATGCTGACTGCTGTATTTCCTAAGTCAAGACCCTTTTCACCCCAGGGGTTCCACCATAATGGGAATATGTTTGCCTTCATCTGATTTCTTGAAAATGATAATGAAATCCAAAGGTTTCTGCTTCGCTGTCTGGCAAAGTTTCTTCTCTAGAAAATTTAGATGCAACTTCTACTGGTGCAAATCTGCATCCATGTTCTTCAAAAATGTGTCTGTTATGAACACAAATGTTGCCGTCTTCATTATATAGTCCAGCATTCATGTGCTTATAAAAATCACCAACGTTGACTTCCCAAGGAATTACAACATGTCTTGGAAGTTCTAAAAGTTTCTTGCTTCTAAGAGAAAATCCACCATTACCAACACGCTGATTTTTACCCCAAGGATCTAAGTATGCTGTAGGATCATCTCTCCATGGCGCTCCAATATAATCATACTGAAGCCAATCATTATTCCATAACCAAGGACGGATTACATATCCATCAGGATGAATAAGCAATGCATGGGAGGTTTCTACATGGTTACTGAGATTGTAAATGCAGTAGAAATTGAAGTCGTTGATGCTTTGAATTGGATATGTCAATTCAAAAGTTGCTTGATCGCAAAGTCCTTCAGGTTTACCTTTGCTGCCAAGAAACTTTACAGCACCCCATTCAATCTCTTCGCAAGATTTATTGACAGCGTATACCGCATCTGGTATATCAATATCTGCCAACATTAATAATGTTACATCAGGAATTTTTAGCACGTTTCACAGCTCGATTGAATACTGAATATAAGTCTAGCAGATTGTTATCTAGATTTCTAGCCTGATCATAAAGATACTCATGATTTGTCAAAAGTGTTTTGGTCACTTCTGCATAATCATCCACCCAAAGTACAGGATAATCTTTGTATAGTTCCTGTAGATATGAAGTTCTCTTCATAATAGGAACTCTTTTTAGATAAAGAACTTCCCAGTTTCTATGACAATCAACACCATTACCTTGAGGACAAATCATGAACTTATGATTTTGAATTTGTTTGCAATAGATATCGTAAGATACTCTGTTATCTACGGTAGCGTATTTTAGTTTTGCAAACTTTTCCCGAATATTACCACGCTCACTAATATTTGTGTGCTCGGCATGATTGATGTAAAGGAGTTTCGTCGGAGTTACATCCCTTTCCATTGCTTCATGTAAGATAGCGATGCGATTATCGGAAGGATGAATGATACGTTGTACTCCATATGGAAATGGATAAACCTTACCACCAAATCCTACAGCATTGACACCATAAATTGCCTTTACATTATCTGGGATTAGATCATGAATATCATCATTGATCGGAGTATCTTCTAGATTAGTAAAAATAATAAATTTTGTTTCTGGAAACGCTGCACAGGTTTCCAACATATTGTTTGTTTCAAGTAAAGCATCAACCCACTTCTGATCTTCATCATTAGTGCATTTGATTTCTCTATTGTAAAGGCGAATGTTGTCGATAAAAATCGTCATCCATTCCTTACCACTTACAAGTGCAGAAAACTCTTCATTACAAGGGTCTGCTTGTTTCATGAACGATCCAGGCACACGTCCAATGCACCCAGATTGATCACCAAAAGAATAATCGCAGTGATTAGAAACTGCTACACCTTCAATAATATTCACTTGATAAACTTTGCTAACTTGTCTTTATTTTGAATGATGTACTCTGGAAAAGTATCATCGATAGGAACAACTTGTGGTGTGTAAAGATAATCTCTACCAAAAGGATCGACACCTTTTTCAATACGTTCTTCCATACTGTCCCTAAATTGTGGAAGATTATTTTCCTGATGTTCGTATGCATCCATTTTTGCACGAACAGTATCAGCATCACCAAAGAAACTCCAATGCCAAGACCCATCTTCAACTTTCCATGCATCTTGATGTGACTGTCTGAGTTTATCTACACTCATAGTCTTTAACATCTTCATGGTAGAAACTCTTGTTCCCATCCATTCTTTTTCACACAGAAGATTTAGGTAGTAATAATATACTGGACCCTTGAGAACATAATGATTACTGGGATCAAACCACTCACTAATTGCTTTGATTGCTTCGGGATTAGCAATCTCATCAGCATCACTAGTCAAAATAATATCATCATCTTGTGCATGATCTAGTAGAGCATAGATTGCGCTATCTTTATGAAAGCAAGCACGTTGATAATGTAGTGGAAGTTTATAGATATCATCTTCCATCATGCTCCGATGATATGGTACACCTTCCCAATATTTCTCTAGGGTTTGATTGTTATCATCTAAGACGTGGTGAATAATTTTATTTTCCCATTTCTTGAAACGATCTTTATTCTCTGCAAAGTACAGTGGTTTCTTCTTTCCAGTGAAGGTAATCGTAGCTTCATTGATAACAAAATAATCTACTATATCACCTAGGATATTCATCCTAAGTTCTAGTAGATCAAGTTCATTATAAAAGGTGAATGTATCAAAAATTTTCATAAAACATATTCAAGAATAAAATTCCGTTGCTCTTCAGTGTTTGTCCACTCACCAACTTGAAGATAATCATTCAACTTTAGTTGACAGACATTGATATCTGTACCTACAAGCATACTATAATTTAGATGCTCTGTCAACATTAGATCTGTACAATAAAAATTCTGTACATGTTCACTACACAATGCAGCAGCAACACAAAATGTTCCTACACCAGAATTTGCTAAGTTTTTTGCTGACATTAGTGTTGCAAAGTCTTCAGCAACAGATGAAGATTGAACTGTTACCTTCGGGTTTTGCCTAAGAACCTCAACAATGGGATTGTTCTTGTCAGGTTCCGTAACAATAATCGCTCTTTCAAAATTGGAAAGTAATTTGTTGTAAAAATCAAGAGGATTAGGAGTATACTGATGCCCGTTAGGATGAACTTGGTCAAAAATATCTCCACTCCTAATGTGAATAACAACAGTATCGTCAGGTATAATTTGCCTGGGTGGTAATTTGAGACGTGGTGCAATGATTTCTTTACAAATTCTACGCATGTTTCGATAGATATATTCTGCTGGAAGATTGACTTCTTTGTGCGGACCTTCCCAGTAGAAAAATTTCGATGATAATTCTTGAGTGCTGTATCCAAACGATTTCTGGTATTTGGAGATAATCTCATGATCAATACTTTCAAACTGCGTCATCAATAACTCAGCAACCATACACCCAACAGCACACTGTTGGATGTTATTACCAAGCCTTCCATACCAATGTGAAATTTTTACTGACATACAAATAAACTTCTTGCTTCAGCACCCTCAGAAATGAATGGACCCCAAAGTGTTTCTGGAATAACCGTAGGATCTACATACCAATCTTCATAAGGATTGTTACCATTACAAACATCAGCAGCAACAAGTTCAAATCCTTTAGACTTCAAAAATTCTCTTGACAGTTCTCTTGCTTGAGGACCGTCTTTATAGACATCAGTTTCGTATGTGATCACAGAAACTTTATATTCATCAAAAGGAATTCTAGTTAGGATCTTATAAGTTGTCATTGCAGGTTCACAATCAAGTGAAAGATAATCAATTGTTTTATCTTTCCACCTACGACCATCTAGTTTCTTTTGAAAATCAAAGACAGTACCATCTGCGTAATCGCATTTATTATGGCGAACTGTATTGAACAAATCAACCATTTCTTTGTCGATTTCTACAGAAATCCCTTTCCACATAAACTTATCTTCTAGAAGAAAAGTATTGTTGAATTCTACTGGATGGTTTGCACCAACTTCAAGATACTTACCACTACGTTTTCCTTGATGCATAGTCAAAACAAATAAGTCTTGATATGCTTGAGAAAAATTTCTTTTGATTTTTTCTGCCCCAGGAAAGGGGTTGTTGAGTGCATCAACTTCTATGTCGTAATGTGTATTCATTTTTTAGCGATCTGTTCCGAAATCCACTGATATGTTTTGCGAATACCTTCTTCTAGAGGCATTGAATAATCCCATCCAAGTTTCTCACGGATGAGATCATTGTTTGAGTTACGACCACGAACACCAAGAGGACCATCAATGTGCTCTTTGTCAACGAACTTACCAGCAACCCTAGCAGCAGTTTCTACCAGTTGATTGATGGTTACCATTTCTTCAGATCCAATGTTGACTGGACCCATAAAATCACTATCCATCAAGCGACGGGTTGCTTCAATACATTCGTCAATGAACAAGAATGAACGAGTTTGTTTTCCATCGCCCCATACTTCTATAGACCCACCTTCCTTTGGAAGGTATGCAACTTTGCGACAGATCGCTGCAGGAGCTTTCTCACGTCCACCTTCCCAGGTTCCCTCGGGACCAAAGATATTATGATATCTGGCAACACGCACAGGAATATTATAATTGCGATTATAGGCAAAATAAAGACGTTCCGAAAATAGTTTTTCCCAACCATACTCACTGTCTGGATCTGCTGGATAAGCACTTTCTTCACGACAGTCTGGATTATCAGGATCGAGTTGATTATGCTCTGGATACATACAAGCTGATCCAGAGTAGAAAATCTTAGTGCGATTTACACCATATTGCTCATTCATCTTTGCTTGTTGATCAAGCACATTCAAGTTGATTGATACTGAGTTATGCATGATGTCTGCATCATGTTCACCAGTAAAGACAAAACCAGCACCACCCATGTCGGCAGCGAACTGATAAATCTCATCAAATACTTGAATATAGCGATAAGGAACCGAATTATAAAAGTTTCCTTGTGTTCCTTTGTACTGAAGACAACGTGCAACAAAAGTTGTATCACGAAGATCTCCTGTTACAAATTCATCTGCTTCAGTTTCAGAAAATTCTGGTCTCTTTAGATCTACTCCACGTACCCAATATCCTTCAGACTTGAGACGTTTCACCATGTGACTACCGATAAAGCCACCTGCACCAAGAACTAGTGCTTTCTTAGTATATTGTGTCATACTGGATGCCATTGTAAATTGTTTTTTGTATAGTTTTCAACAACCTCCTCTATGTAGTCAATCATTTGATCTGTAATTACAGGACTACATCCGAGGAAAAATACATTATCTAATACCTTAGATGCGTTAGGATAATTTGATGCTGGTTCAATGTGACGATATCCAGGATGTGCAAGAATATTACCAGCAAAATAATTTCTTGTCTGAATACCATGTTCTTCTAAATATTTGACAAGGTTCGGTTTACCGTCCTCATAGACAATAGGAACTCCAAACCACGAGGTTTCAGCATGTTCTTTCTCTTCAATAACCCTCGCACCAGGGATCTTAGAGAAGATCTCATGAAGTCGAGCTTTGTTGAGACGACGGATATAATGTATCTCTCCTTGCTTCTCCAATTGTACAAGACCAATAGACCCTTGCAAGTCGGCAGGCTTGAGGTTGTATCCTTGAACGCCGAAGACATACTTATGATCGACATCCTTGTCGTACCCTTCCAACCAGCGGTCGAAGCGATTACCACAAACACCGTTGGGCAGTTTATTTTGGGATCCTACACAGTAGCATCCACGACCCCACCAGGCAAAAGATCTAGCGATCTGGACAATCTCTTCAATGTTAGAGGAAACCATTCCTCCTTCGATAGTACTGATGTGATGCGCTGGATAAAACGAACACGACGCTGCGACGGCATGTTTGGTAAGAAGCTCACCACGCCAGCGACTGCCAAGACTATCACAGTTGTCAGCGATGTACTCAAGGTTATACCTGTG